GAATATAGTGTGCATTTCATGACCATGAAGAAGAGAAAGCTTTCCTACTTTAATTATCTGCTTAGATTTTATCTCAGTTATTCCTAGCTCTCCGAATCGAAGTACATTCTTAAGTTCAAAATCAGAAATTCCTAGAAGCTCAGGAGCTACTGATTTAAGATAATTTTCCCATCGATCTTCATGATTTCCTATCTTAAAGTAAATAGGGCAGTTAAACTCTTCTTTTAATTGTCTTAAGAAATCTCTAGTCATATCTAGCTCTCCTGATAAATCTCTTAATCTGCGATCTTTGATAAATCTAGATGCCTGGTACATATCGATAGTATCTCCATTTAGAATAATCGCATTCGGCTTTTTGTTATATCCCCATTCGAGAGCTAGAGAAAGAGCTTGTTCGTCATGATAAGGTAAATGAATATCTGAGAGAATAAGTACTCTATTATTTCCTGTAGGTATTTTAAAAGGTTCCTGCTCTGAGTAATCGGATTCAGGAAGTTTATTCCATGCATGAGCTGCTTTCTTTTCTTCTTCAGTTCTTACTGCCATAATGATAGTAGATTTATCTCCTTTACTTTCTCCTCTGTAGTATCTTACCATTCTTCTAGCTGCATCTGCTGAAGTAAAATCTAAAGGATTTTCTTTATATATTAATCTCGCTATGTAAGAAGTACTGTGCTTAGGAAATTTCTCTAGATTTTTTAGAACTATATCACTTCTATAGCTCATTAAACTCTATTCTTAATTATTCTTCTGATAGCTGCTCCTAAAGTTTGAATAATCTTTTCTCCGAACTCAGGAGTAATATCTACATCGATTTTAGCTTTCTTTCCTTTCTCTTTGTGAATAGTAATATCTACATTCTTAGTATCTAGAGAAGCATCTAGTACTCCTTCTTTTCTAGTAATGTTTAAATCGGCATTTTTAGTATCTAAATTGATATCTAAATCTTTTTTCTTTCTTTTCATAAATCTTTGTTTTAAAGCATTAAATATATCTTCTAAAGGTAATCCTATATAAAAGCCGATAAAAGCTCTTAGAACGAATATAAACTTACTCATTTTGCTATCTCGAAGTGCATCCAATCGTAATTCTTCGCTACTCCTAAACTAATAAATCCATGCTTATAGAAAATATCTATCATAGCTTGATATTCAGCTCTAGCAAACCTAGCAGTTTTACTAGTTTCTTTTAATTGATTTCTTACAGGATCTAAATCGATAGCTATTCCCCAACTATGTTTTGAGAATTCAGTTCCTCCTCTCATCTTTCTGAAAGTAAAGCACCCCCCGAATAAATCTATTCCTAGCTCTACGATTTTCTCATATCCATAATAAGCTAGTAAATCATCGAATACTCCTTTAAAGTTATCCTTTACTAATTTATGACATCGCATTTTATTTACCTTCGTATCGAGATCCCATGCTAATCTCATAGGATAAGGTAAAGCTAGAGTTACTAGATAATCAGCTCCAGTAATAGTAGGAGTTCCGTACTTTGCAGTAGTTTCTTTTGTCGTTAACATATTACTTTAGTTTTTCTTTTTCTTCTCTAGCTCTTTGAACAAAGGTAATTAAGCTCTTCCATAGGTTTTTACCTGTAACTGCGAAGTAAGATTCATTTATACTTTTTGCTTCAGTTAATAAGCAGAATAAAGTAAATCCTTTAGTAAGTAAGAATTCGATTTTAGTATAGTTCTTAGAGATATCAGATAAGATAAATTTCTCAGCTAAAAAGATCATTACTATAGCTCCTACATAAAGAAGAGTTTTAGTAATCGTATCAGATAATCTTCTAGATTTAATAGAGCTCCATCCTGATAAACGTACTACCTTCCAAAGCCCGAAATAGAGATCTAAAATAATAGCTGCGAAAGCAATTAATATAAGAGGAGTAATAGGAGCGAAGATAGTAGCTACTGAAAGAATTAAAGCAGTTAAATAACTTTTCATACTTCGTACTTAGATAGTTCCGTTAAAGTCCATAATTCTACTTCTTCATCGTTCCAATCAGTTACATAAGTGAATCCTGATAAACTTACTCCAAAGTTAGCAGTATCAGTAGATAATAATACTTCTACATTACAAGTTCTTAGAGCTATAGTATCTATAACGTTTAATACTTCTATTGTAGGATTTACGATTTCTACGTTAAATTGATCAAATTTGTAAGTCATAATTTTAAGATAAAGTTGTTCCTGATACTGTAAAATTTCGTACTGCTATCCATCTAGCATCTGCGCCCGTTTTACCGCCTAAATTTATCCAACTACCTACATGTACATAGGCTAAAGTAGTGGCAGCTGTGTATGTTGTTGAAGTCCAAATTGAAGCATTCGGAAAGCTAAAAGGAGAATAACTGATACCAAAGGAAAGGGAGTAATTAAAGATATTTTCCATTTCTTTTTTATTCGGTAATCTCCATCCAGTTGTAAAGCCCGTAATAGACAAAGCAAGTGCGGCATCAATGGCAGCGTTCCATGTTATATTAGTAGCACTCACTGTGCGATAATATCCTAGTACATCAGTTCCGTTATAAGTACTCCAGTCTATTACTATGTTTTTAACGTAGCTCTGAGTACCTAGCTCATCAGTAAATCTATTAGTATTCCCGAAAGGATTATTCGATGATAGTACAGTAAATGAAGTAGCTCTTCCTGCTTCTATATCTCCATCGTCTCCAGTGCGAAAACTTGTAGTTTGGCCTGTTTTTAAAAGAGTAGCTGAACTAGATATAGCAGGAAGAATAGCAGCAGCAGCTTTAACATATAAATCTCTCATAGCTGAGTTATATTTAAGTTAATTACTGAAGCAGTAGATACTGAGATATTAATAGTATCTCCTAGAGCTATAGAAGTACCTAGAGTATAAGCAGAACCATTTTTTAAGATAGTAGTAGTAGGAGAATTCTTTACGTTAGATACGGAATCTATACTTAAAGCATAAGGAGCATAAATATCAATAGTTAAAGAACTCATTAAATCAATAGTCCAAAGTACTGGAGCTAGTAATCTTAAGCTCTGAGAAGCATCGAATCCTGTGATATTCTTAGAATCGTAATCTACTCCGTTATACTCGCTTGTTATCAGTAAATCGTTCGCTCTGATTTCTCCTGTGCTTGCTAGTTCCGATATTCTTTTGTTCTGCATTATCAATTTTATTTAGATAGATTTCTAATTTCTTTACATTCTCCTTCTTCGGCTTATAACTCATAGATACCACCCATTAAAGTAATTATTATCCTGAGGAAAAACATCTCCTGATGCATTCGTATTATATTCAGGATATAAATAGCCAAAAGTACTCATGTGATCTAAGAACCTCTGAGTATAGTTCTGCGCTATCTGACGTTCTTTCTCTACTAGATAATCTACTTCTACTTTATCTACGTTTACTGCATTCTCTGAGCTATGTTTATAAACTCCTTTATTTGCGATAGTATAAGCAGCGAAAGGAAGATACTCTACCATAGCCCAATGTATCATTAGAGGCTTTATAAAGCTTACTACTAGATTAAGATAAGGATCTTCTAAATCATCGTTTAAGATATCATTCTGAATCTTCTGAAGTAGGTTCGTACCTAGATAATTTTGAACGTGAATATCCTGAGATATTTTTATGAATTGAATAAATTTATCAGTATCTACTGAACCACCTAAAGCAGTTAAAGCTACTAAATCATTTCTAGATATTAAAAGTACTTCTGCCATTATATTACGTCTGAAGGAAGGTTAGTATTATTAGGAGAGAACCCCTTTAAAGGAAGGTTATTAGGATAAAATGATACTTCGTAAGGATTCGTTACTTTGTAACCTTTGATTTCAGCAGCTCTAGTTCCGATTTCCTGATATCCTTCTTCGATTTTATTTAAGTCAAGCATGAAAGTAACTCTACTCCATTTGTGATGACATCTAGGCCCTCCTTTAAATTTAAAGATATCGTAAGTGTTAGCTCCGAATTCTCCGAATCCTGGATTAACTGCTTTTTTACTCATAGAATCTATATCTTCCTTTCGAAATAATCTATCTTCTTTAGCCATCATAGCTTTACAAAAATCTCTATCAGGAACTTTATTTCCTGTATACTTATATCGTACTTTGAAGTACTTTAAATCACTTACTTTGCGATCCTGAGAACTCTTTAAATTAGGTAAAGGATTTCCTGTCTGAACTAGGTTAATTAACTTACTTAGAAACGAAGTTTTAGGTTCTAAAGAAGATTCTGAATCTAAAAGCATATTATCTAAATCTTCTTCATTCTCTCCTACTTCTCTTTCATCTACTAAAACCCATTCTTCTGATAACTGATTTTTATCTACTTCATCTAGGATAAGCTGTAAATCATTCTGAGAGCTTAACTGAGTTTCTTCTACTTTACCTGAAGCATCCTGAAATTCTAAAGGTTTCAAAGTTTCAAAGTATAGTTTAAGCTTAATTCCGTTATATGCTAGAATAGTATCGTAAGCTTCGAGGATTAAATCCTGATAAGGTCTAATCACCATGTTATAATAAAGTACGAAAGAGTTCTTTAATTCATCTGCATTCGAGCTAAATCCATTAGAAGAACTGATTCCGAATAATAGAGGAGAAGTAACGTTATGACCTAGCATAATTTTTCTCATGCATTCATCTGATAGATATTCGTAATGTTGAGGAGCATCGTTCAAAGGAATATCATCTACAGTAGTTTTCTGAGCATCTGAATGATTAAAAGAGATAATTACTCTCTTTCCTTTACTTCCTGTAAGCTTCGCAGTAGTTTTATTCTCTATCTCATCCATCTGCTCCTCAGAAGGGATTCCATTATTAAAGTTAATTACTTTAGTTCCTGAGAATCCATTTTGAACTTCATTTATTAAGTAATCAGATATCTCTTCTTCTAGTACACAATAAGGTAAAGCTCCTTGATAATCTACTAGAGAAAAATACTTCATTCCTACTGAATAGGGCTGCACCATGTAAATCTCTAAAGGTTCATTAGAGAACCCGAAAGCAGGAATTCGCTTAGGAGGAAATTTCTTAATATCCTGCCAATTATCAGAATAGTAATAAGCTTCTATCTTTCCTTCTTTATTACATTTTTCAGGCCGTAATAATTGTACTGGAATATGAGAAGTTTTAGCAATCGATTTGCGATCCTTAGAATAGATAACCTGAATAGCAAACTGCCCTAGCATTTTAGCATCTATAATCTGTCTCCTAGTTTCATCTTTAGGAAAGAGAGTAATCATGTGAGCATAATCATTAGGCTTTGCTGCAGCATCTAGAGCTTTTAATCCTCTTCCGTAAATTAACTTTGCTATGTTATTAATTATAGCATTATTAGAAGGAGAATAAGTATATCTATCGATAAGATATCCGTAAAAATTATTATCATGTCCGTATTCTACCCAATCTTCTCTCTTACTCTCTACTATTTGAGGAGTTTGATAAGCAGCTAGTTCTACTGAACGTATATTATTAAATTTATTCTCCATAAGTAAGGAAGTCGTTATTACTGTTATTTGATATATATCTATTCGCTCCGTTTAAGATATTCGGAGAGAACTCCTGTAGATCAGTTTGAGAAGTTACAAAGATTCTATCTCTATACGATTCTACTGCTTCTTCTCCATAGATAGTTAAATCGTAGTATCTATTCTCTAATAAAAGTTCTTCAGTAGTGAATTCTACGATATAATACCATTCTCCTTCTACTGAGGAATCTATAGTAAAGGTTTCTATAGTTTTGTTCGAATCATCTCTAAGAGTTAAATAAGTCATAAACTCATCTCTAGGAATAACTCTCAAAGTTTTTAATCCGATATCAGGAGTTAATATAATCATATATACTTAACTACTTTATAAATCTTTGTTGCAAAAAAAAAGGAGCAGAACTTAATCTACTCCTTCTAAACACTAGTTAAGAGTTTTAGTCAGTAATGATAGTAGCTCCATCAAACAAAGCAGAAAGTTGTGCCTCAGTATTACAATCTAGGAAATTTGCAGGTACATTTTCCATTGCTGTAAATGTCAAATTATAGCCATTAAAATCTCCTAAAGCAGTTCCTGAAGAAATAGTTCCTGCAGTCATATCTGCTCCTCTTTCAATACCTACGATAAAGAACTGAGCTGAACGAGTACGAACTACGATATGAGGCCTTCCATAAGCTAAAAGCTTAATCGTTTTATGAGTAGTTACATCCTGCTTCTTTAACTGAGCTACGATAACCTGCTCGAAGTAAGTAGTTCCGTTATCTCTAGAAGTTTGAATAGTTTGTTCAAAAGAATTTGCTCCTTTAAGTTCGTACTTATAGAGTTCAGTTACTCCATCAATACCTACTACTAAATCCTCTAGTCCAGGAGTAGCTGAGTAAGCTACATCTTCAGGATAATTAATCCCGAAATTAATAAAATAGATCGCATCCAGTCCTGAAACTGAATCTTTACATGATTCTAAGCGACCATTTGAAATATCACAAGCCATAGCTATAAGTTTTTTTTAATTAAAAAAAGGGAGTAGGAATATACCCACTCCCCTAGTTATTTGTGGTCTATAAATTAGTCAATATAGTAAAGAACGCAATCCTCCAAAATTCCGATTTGAGTACCTGCAGTATATCGCATTACAAAACGTACATTCTGAGATCCATCGATATTTGCCATGTCGATAATTTTCACTTCCTGAGAATCTGAAAGCAATCCTGTACCGAAGTAAAGATTTTCAGTAGTAGATGCTAACATTTCATTATTCTGCAATCCGTTTGCTACGAATACTGGAACTCCATCAAAAGAAAGTCCTGCACCCATTCCGTACCATTGCGTACCCTGAGCATTCGTACCTGCTCCTCCTACTCCTGCTGCTGCGAATCCACCCAAAGCACGAACATAAGCACGAGCTACATTCTGAGATACATAGAGCTTCAAACCATCTTTACCATACAAACGAGAAGGAATAGCATCTACTACTTTACCCATTTCAGCAATTACGTTAGCTGCTGTTACTGTAGTACCTGCTACTACCTGACCTGCAGGAATTCCTGTACCTGCTTCAGCTACTGCTTCAGTAAAGATACCTGTAAACTGTCCGTTTGTAGCATTCAAACCATGCCATAGAGAGTTCTCAGTAGCTTCTGCTACTTGACCTAGCATTCGAGCTAGTAAGAAATCCTGAAAAGATTTAGGAAGAACATCGTAAGCAGAATATCCCATCTCGATAGCATTCCAATCTGAACGGAAATCTTTCTTACACAAAAGAACGTTAACATCTAGTTCTTTAGGTTCGATAGTGCGCTCAGTAAGAGTAATAGCACCTGATGCAGTAAAATCACATGAAGCATCTTTTACCAAATCTTCTGAATCAAAACGTTTGATAGTAGAACGGAATTTAACATTCGGCATAACCGAAACTCCTCCGTTTTCAATAGTGTTCGCAGAAAGCAAAGCAGCACCGATATATTTACCTGCGGCTTCTCCTGCATAAGTTGTTGTAATGTCTAAAGTTGTAGCCATTTTTTATAAATTAAGTTAATTAATACAATTTACCCAAAACTCGATCGATAGAGCTTTGATTTCTTTTAGATGAATATCTGAATACTTCTACTTTCGTTTCATTCTCAGGATTATATGAGATAGGTTCTACTGCAGGAGTACTAAGTTCTACTTTTTGAGAATCTAGTTCTTTCGCTAGAGCTTCTTTCTCTTCTTTCAATTTAGATAGCTCAGCTTTCAAAGTTTCTAGTTCGCTAGAGAAGTGATGCTCTTTAACTACGGATTCGATAGTTCGCTTAGGCTGACGATCTGCAGCTTCTGCTTCTACTGGAGCTTCTTCTACTACTTCAGGAGCTTCTACTTCTTCTACTTCCATTTCTTTAATCTCTTCGATCATTCCCTCTGTAGTTACTACTAGAATCATTCCGCTTTCTAGTTCGTACTCTCCTACAGGTACAGGAACGTTTCCATCGGGAGTTACTACATATACTTCCATTCCTGCTTCGAATGAATCAGCTTCTATGATAGTTACTCCATCAGCTAACTTCATTTGAGCTAGTTCTACGATTACTGCTTTACCTAGAATAATCTTTCCGATAGCAGATAGTTTTTCTTTAGTTGTCATCTTATTACTTTTTTATTTTAAAATTCCTGCTGAACTTCCTACTAAGTTATTTAGAGCTGTAGTCCAATCAGATATATAACCTTTAAGTTTTTTTTCTTCTGCATATAAACGATCTTTTGTAGAACCATATTCAGCAGGTAAATCTACTCCTAGTTGTTTAGTAGCTTCTTCTAGTTGAATTCCTATTTTTGCTACATAATTAACTCTTCCTAAAATTTGTTTAGAATTATCTATTCCTTTTTGAACTTCTTTTTTTAGAGCTAAAATTTTATTTACTTCATCGGATGCAGGTTCTCTAATCATATTTACCATAGCAGTTTTAAAATCATCGTATAATGATAAATCTACTTTAACCTCTGATAGTTCTACGTTACTTTCTAGCTTAGAAAGTTTCTTTAGTACATTTTTGTTCATAATCTTAAAACTTATTTGATTTATATTGTTCCATTTTTAGAACTTAGAAATAAGCTCCCATGCAGTTTGATTTTTATCTCTTCCTGATTTTAAGCGATCCTGAGCAGATAAATACTCTTTGTACATAGGTAAAGAAGTTACTTCTATTCCTATCTCTTTAGCTGAAGTACTGATAGTTTTAAATAACGTATTTAGTTGCTTAAGTAAATCATCTGAATTTTTTCTATTAAAATCGTATTCTTTTAAAATAGATTCTTTCTGCTTAATAGCATCCAGGAATAACTTATTAGCTTTATCTGAGTTACTAGCAGTAACTGATACTTTATCTTCAAAAGTAGATACCTTATCTATAGCAGTTTTAAGATCATCTACTAAAGCTAGTTCTACTTTTACTTCAGAAGCATACATTTTGCCTAGTACATTTTTTTCTTTCATGGTCTTGTTATTTGTCGAATTACTATAATTTGTTCTTTAGTTACTTCTCTTCCTCCTTCTAAAGCTCCGATTCCCTGAGCTATTAGTTCTCCTGTACAGCATTTTTTAGAGTAGGTGCTATCTTTGCATAAACAAGCTCTACTCCCTCTCTTAGGGCTACTTTTTGACTGCATTATATAGATCGATTTACTATGAATTCAGCTCCGAATATACTACCTCCATGAGTAGGAGATAAATAAACTTTAATTCCTGTATTTTGAGTATCTTCAGTACCTACTATTTGAAAGGTTCTAGTAAACTTATGATATACTCCGTTACCTTTAACAAAAGATAAAACGTCTGAATATCCGTTAACTATAGTTCCTGTAACTGCATTTCCAAAATATAAATCTGCGTGTTGATTATTTGCATGAACTTGAACAGTAAAAGAAACTGATATAGTAAAGATTCTATTTCTTTCTAAATTTATAATGTTATTCCTAAAGCAGATTAAATTATTTTGTAAATTTACTCCTGCATTATTTGTAATAACAAAAGGAGAAGCAGTAAAAGTAAGAGGAGATATTAAACTATATTGATTATCTGCTACTAATTGATATCCACTCTGATTTATAGGTACATCTGATTTATTCGCTAGTTGAATAAAGCTATCTCCATTTCCGTAATATGCATTCCCCTCTCTATATATTAAAGCTCCTTGTTCAGGTACTGCATCAAAATTCGGTTGTATATCTGCATTCTCAAACTGAACTTTAAACTGAGAGTTTCTGATATTACGCTCTTCTTCTATATTTGTTATAGATAAAAGATTTATTTCCTCTTCATTCGATTCGATTCCGAATTGAGTACTTCTATCAGTTTGATTATTTCTAGTTTCTATCATTTATCTAAGATTTGTAAGATTTCATTTAATAGTTCTTCATCTGATTTATCAGAAGATAATTTAGTACTAGAAGGTTCGAAATATCCTTCTATAGAAAATCCTTTAATATCTCCGCTCTTTACTTTATCCCAAATTTCAGGATTATCTACTTTCATCGAAATCATCCATGTACCTACAGGAAGTTCAAAGCCATAGATAGCTGATTTATCTAGTTTAGTATCTTCGATTATCCAGGATTCTACTACTGACATTCCTTCGATTTTCATCTGATGCTCATAAGTAGCATTATTCTGATTAGATCTCTTTAAGAATAGCTGAGAAGCTTTGCGAATAGTATCTTTTGAAAAGTAGATATAGAATTCTCCATTATCTTTATCATTACGATAAATCTGCTTATTAGGAACTAGAGCAGCTCCCATAAGAATCTTTTTTTCTTCGTCTATAGATTTAAGTTCGATAAGTTGCTTATTTAAAGCTATCCAGTTCTCTTCTATAGCAGGAGATTCTACTACTGATACTGCATGAATTCCCTGATTCTCTGCGCTCTCATTTAATACCATTTCGATTATTTCCATAACTTCCTAACTTACTTTATTTATAATGTAGCATTTTTTATACGATTCCTATCTAAACTCTGAGCAGTAGTTACTTCTCCGCTTACTACATAAGCTTGTACAGGCTGCGCTCCTAACTGAGCTAACTGATTTACAGGATTATTTCCTACTATATTAAAATTCGGAGACATGATAGAACTAGCTGAAGGCATACTATCTCCTCCTCCTCCTCCTCCTGAAGGTACAGTTCCTCCTTCGAATTTAGTAGCTTGAATCTTTTTGATATTTATTAATCCTGCAGCTACTGCTGCTGCTGCTGCTATTCCTCCTAGTATTGGCCCTACTACAGGAATACTAGCCATAGAAGAATAAGCTCCTGTAGCTGCTTTAAATGTATCTATCGTAGCTTGTCCTATCTGAGCTGCTTTCTGAACTTTAAAAGCTTTCTCCTGAGATTTAGCAGATCTACCTTGAAAGAGTTCAGCTAGATTTCCTAGAGTAGCGAACATATCAGAAGCACCTTGAACTAGTCCTTCAGACATTTCCTTT